TAAAGGATATAGAGAAAGAGTTTATTAACTTAGTAGATAAGAAGTTTAATGAAGTCACAAAGTGATAAACTCAGAGAGCAAGCTAGGAAACTTATAGAATCTGCTGAACCTAACCTAGAGTATATGTTTGCCACACAAGATGGAGACTGTATTCATATGTTACAGATGGCAGACAAGCTTGCGACACTAGATGACACTGTACTTGTTACTGGTGAGAGTGGTACAGGTAAAGAACTTGTAGCTCGAAGACTACACAACAGACGTAGCGGTAGATTCATAGCATTGAATCTATCTGCTATGCCTGAGAATATGATACAGAGTGAACTCTTCGGCCATGTAAAGGGAAGTTATACGGGAGCAGTATCAAGTCGTATGGGATTATTAGTAGCTGCATCCAAGGGTACGATCTTTATGGATGAGATAGGTGACATCTCTCCTTCTATACAGACCATGCTACTCAGGCTTATAGAGACTCGTAGGTTTCGTAGGATAGGTGAGAATGAAGACACAGAATTTACAGGTAGGTTTGTCTTTGCTACAAATAATCTAGACAGTTCTTTCCGTGACGATCTATACCACAGGATAGCGACGTTCAAGTTAGAGATTAAACCTTTGCGTCGGAGACTTGGAGACATCAAGCTTATACTAGATCATTATGGCTTAGGCTTTACCTCTGAAGAAGCAAATGATCTTTGGACTAGAGTGTGCTCTAATGTTTATGATGGTAACTATAGGCTTAAAGGAAACGTACGTGAGCTACTAAGGTTAGCAAAGCAATACAAAATTTTAGGTCCAGCCTATTTGGATTTCACACGGTACTAAAAACATTGTGATAGGTCATAAAGCGTGAAGACTATTACAACTGGAAACAATAATATTGCTATTGGTCATAGTGCAGGTCGTTGCATCGAAGCAAACTTCCTACTCTACAAACAAAAATGAAGATTATAAATTTATTTTTCAACAGTTATAACAGTTGGCACGATTCCTGCTTATATAATACTATTGAAAATTTAATTCAATGAAGAAAAAAATTTATTGCACTAACAGTTATGTGCATTAATAACAGATAAGGTAAACATATGTTAGAAATAAACACTAAATACGAGGTAGAGCATTTTCAAAGTGGACTTTGGGAAGGCTTTAAGTTTCACGTACCAGAATTCAAAGCTACTGCTGATGCAGTTAGTAGGTACGGTGAAGAGAAAACACTAGCACTACTTAATCAACAAGTTAGTGCTAGGATACGGTCTACAGTAAAGAACTCGTTGAAGCCTAACGGTAAGACAAGTGAAGAACTAAAGGCTGAGTTATCTGAGAAGTTTCCTGACTTAGTAATCTACACTAAGGAGGATGCTGACAAGTGGACACCAGAAAATACTGGCAACGAGACACCTAGTAAGCTATTCAAGAAAGCGAAAGCTGCCTTTGCTACTGGTGATATAGAAGAGGGTAAAGAACTCATTAAACGTATGGAAGCTATGTTGTCGCAAGACGATGCGTAACTTTGGGTTGGTCATGGTAAACTGAGATAGCGTAGCATGGTGTACAGGGAGATCCTGTAACGAGTCTTATCAAACTCATAGAAACACTACGCTATTTCTTATTAAAATTAATATGGATAAAACAGAGAATAATTATATCAGCAGTCTTGAATTAAAGAATCATTCAGAACTATTACGTAGAGTAAGAGAGCGTACTGTAGGTTCACGCTCAACATATAGCGCAAACAATGTAGCTAAAGTAAAACCGATTATAGATAAGTTATTGAACAATCAAAAAGATATATTAGTAACTTCAGAGGAGACAGGTTTTACTGTAGGTACACTGTATGTAAAGTTAATGGACGGGTTTAAGTTTCTTGTCGATAACTCTACAGAGTACGGTCCGATCTACGCCGAACTTCGATCACAAGTTTCAGTAAAGAAAACTGATACAGGTGTCTTGATATACTTTAAAGATACAATTCGTAATCAGATTAAAGCTAAAGAGCTAGAGTACAATTTCAAAGACTCTTCTGTATGGCGTAAAGAATTTCTTGCTTGGTTACAAACTGCTGAAGATATGGACACATGGCGTAAAGAAAACCTAGTCATAAAACCAGAAGACATAAAGTGGCTAGAAGAAAAACAAAAGATAACAGACTTTGAGTTTGATACTGCTGAAGATAAACTTACTATAATAAGATAACATATGAAGAAACTAATACTAATCGTAGCCCTCGTTCCTATTCTGTGGGCTAGTAATAAAGACAAAGCTTACAAGACTACAGAGTGTAGTTACTACGGAGAGGGTGACAGCTACAAGAAGGGTGACTTAATGGCAAGCGGTAAAAAGTTTGATCCATCTAAGCCATACATCGCAAGTCTAGACTACCCATTCGGTACACAACTAGAGTTAAAGTACGGTACTAATGTTGTGGTAGGTGTAGTGCAAGACAGAGGACCATCACGTTCTCTATATAACAAAGGTAGAAAGCTAGACCTTACACCATACTTGATGGGTAAGTTAGTCGGCACTAACCTAGTGGAGTACAAAGGTAAAGTAATGCCTGAGTACAAACTAAAGGGAGTTGCAACCGTACAATATAAAGTAAAGTGACCATCGAAGAATTATTAGACTGTACCGTAGAAGATCTAGAGGCTAAGTCTGATGATGAACTACTCCAACATTTTGAGAAGTACCTTGCGTTAACAGAACCAAAGGTAGAGTTAGCTAAACCAAAGACTGCACGTAAGAAGCGTGTGGTAAAAGAAAAGAAATCCCTGCTTGATGAAGCAGAACTATTAAAGAGAACTTATGGAATTACTTAATCTAGAAAAAACTAAGGAGGGCAAGTACATCATGAAGATAGATGCTTCGCTCATAAAAGAATCAGCGTGTGAACGTAAGCTATGGTATATGCTATTCCGTGGCTTACGTAAAAGAAACTCTAATCATAAGATGGAGTATGGTACTGCAGTACACAAAGCACTGGAGTCCTACTACTCAGACAATGATAAAGATAAAGCAATCAACGCGGCTATAGATCACTATGCAGATGTACTTGTACCAGACAAAGACTTCCGTGACCTAGCCCACCTAGTCAACTTACTCACTCAATACTTCAAAGTAGATACAGGTTTAGAAGTTAAGTGTGACCCAGAACCACTGCTTGAAATGCGGTTCGCTTATCCTTACAGGCAGACAGAGAAGCTAGACATACTCTTTTGTGGTACGATAGATTTTGTTGGCACTTACTTTGGTAGGCCAGTTATTGTAGATCACAAGTCAACTGCAGCTTACAACACCTCATCATACTTCGCAGCTTATAAGGTATCACCTCAGCTTATGTTTTATAATATGATATGGAACACGATGTTCCATGAAGATTACATAGGTTGTATGATAAACGGTATCTTCCTTGGTCGATCTAACAAGAACAAGTTTGAACGTAGTGAGATCTTCGAGTTCAGTAAGGATAGGTTAACAAAGTTTAAAGCCTACGTAGATGACTTAGTAGACAGGCTTGTAGCCAAGTTCGACGAACACTCAGACGATCTTGATAGAGAACCGGAAAGTATATTCCTTAGTAACTTCGCATCATGCGAGACTAGGTTTGGTCTGTGTTCTTTCTCTCCCTTGTGTACTGCAAACAACAAGGATGATAGGCAGTCTATAATAGAGATGGATTACGTACGCAAAGTATACGACCCACTACAATTTCAACTGTAAGTAAAATGGAAAAACCACAACAGAAAACACTGGACGCTAGGCGAGATGCCTACAGAGATGGCATGGATAATTTTACCATGCTACGTTACACGGCAGCAATGGATTCTCTTAGTAAAACTATCCTTGCTACGCTACAAGAGAATGACCTCAACGGTATGCTAACACCAGATGCAGCTAGTCAATCTGCTGCAATCTTAGCTGCAGCAGATATGTTAGGTAGTAAGATGACTGCACTAGATAAGACTATACAAAACTTTAGCATTATCATGGGAAGGAACATAAGCAAGTGAGAATAAAACTAGAAACACTTGCGGGTAAGGAAGCTATCTTTATAGCTAGTGAGTGCGTAAGCTTACTTGATGCCAAGCAGAAAGACTACGGACCTCGTAACATAAGTAGGTTTGGTGTACGTGGTCTAGCTGTCAGGCTATACGATAAGGTAGAGAGACTAGCTCACCTCTTGATGGATAAAGATAGCGAACCAGCAAACGAATCTGTAGAGGATACGTTCAAAGACATAGCTAACTATGGTTTAATAGGCTTGATGTTACTTAGAGACAAGTGGCCAGCAGACGAACCAGAAGACGCACAACCTTTTTACGGTATCGTAGGAACTGATACCGAAACCCATACACAATAAAATAAGAAAATGTTTAAACCACTAATCGCCATAGTAGGTCATAGCGGTAGCGGCAAGAGTACATCCTTGCGTAACCTAGACCCGAAGACAACTTACATCCTAGACTTGGAACGCAAAGGCTTTCCGTTTGTAGATGCTAATAAGTTCAACATAATTCCCATAGAAAACGCCAACGCTTTCACACGGGAACTTAGTAAGGTACTTAAAGAAGACAACTGTAAGACTGTTGTAGTTGAATCCTTCACCAAGTACGTAGAACAAGTACATACCCTAGCCAACACATCGTTTAAGGGGTATGATATATGGTCATTCTATAACCGCACAATCCGTGCAACCTTGGATGCTGTAAAGAACGACAAAGCTACAGTTATATTCACAGCGGTAGATGACATCGTTAAGATACCACAAGTCACAGGAGGAGAAACTTCCCACCGTAGAATTAAAGTGCAAGGTAAGGTACATGAAGGAGCGATAGAGAAAGAGTTTCTAATGGTACTGTTTACTGAAGTACGTAAGAACGAGAAGACTGAAAAGATGGAATACTTTTTTCAGACTAATACTGACGGAGTTACATCAGCTAAGACCCCAATGGGTATGTTCGATGATCAACTTATACCAAACGATATTGTCACCGTACTTGATAGCGTTGACAAATATTACAAATAAGAATTTTCCTATGAGTGTAGGAAATAT